CATGTAGACATGTCGCCACCATCAATCAGATCGGATACTTTATCCTTGCTGTTGAAATGTGTGGTCAAAATACGACCCAACCAGGAAGGATAACCATCCCAATGATGATAAGAAGAGAGAACAGATCCGTCGCTGAGTTCAATACCGATGCGTGAACGTGTTGCCATGATGTTAAAGAAAGAACGTTGATTGATGTGGACTTAGAGAATCAGAACTCGATTTTGAATTTAGAATCAGGGCGGATAAACTCTGAAGCATCGCTAAGAGCGTCGGAAGTGAATTGACGTGCGTCGTTGCTATTCCAGAGAAGAACACCGATGATAACAATGAGAGCGAATTTCATGTGATAGGAAAGGAGTTCAGAACTAGAACGACGTTTGCTGAGCATCACTCACCATGGAAGGCAAAGTGAGCATCAACAACAAAATCAATCACATCATCAGAGGCATTGACGTCGAAACGATCGCAGAACCAGTCAACACACTCGTCAGCAGGCAGCATGGTGTCGAACATGAAGTCCTGAAGTTCCAAGAGTGCAATCTCTTTAGTGTAGAGAGAGGAGAGAGGGTTTTGAGAATCGTTGAAGCGCATGTGAGTTGTTTTCCTTTGACTCTTATAGAATACACGAAAACAGGGTCAGTGGGGGCAATGGTGGACAGCTCTAGAACCGTCACACGGTCTCCAATTCTTGTTGATATTGCATATATTGTTCCTCAGTGACTTCATCCACACACTCTTGAATCACCTGATAGATGTAATCAATGTTCCCAACATCATCGAAGATGCGCTCAACAACATCAGGATCTTCTACAGTGTTATCATAATCAAACTCACCATTTTCATCCTTCATATGAATATCTTCCTTGGTGTAAATCCATGCAGCACATTGTGCATCTTCTCCCTGTTGTTCGATCAGTTTGTTGACTCGTTCTTGAAGTTGCTTGAGAGTGTAGTTCATCAGGAATTGAGAAGAATGACCTTGTAAGATGTGAAGTCAGGATAACATTTCTCTACCCATTTGGATAGTTTGTTATTCTGTGCTTTGATGCCTTTAGATGTCTTTGGTCTGGTAGGCATATCTTTTAAGAAAGATAAATGTCCTCCAGGTGTTGTGACTTGAATTGAATAAGTTGCTGTTGTTGTTTGCATCAATCAACCTCCGAACATGTCGTCGAAAAGTTGTTGTGAAGAAACCTCAAGTTCTTCGCGGTGTTCTTGTACCCAACGTGCCTCATCTTCCATGCGTTTGATAGCAAGCTCGCGAGTCAATCCATCGTGCATAATAAGTTTTCCGTTGGGGAGTTTGTGAAGCATTGTTGTTAATTAAGGTGATCAGAAAGGGCAGGTCCAGGTTTCGTACTGTTTGAGAGTAATGTAACCTTCCTTGCAAAGTAGGTCGGTGAACAATCCCCAAGCGTAGCGCATTGCTGGTTTGTCGGTGAGTGCTTCCTCCACAGATACTGCGAGGAAGTGTGCCTTTGCTTCTCGTTTGGTCATGTGAGGTGTGTTCCTTTGACTCTTATAGAATACACGGAAACGGCGTCCGTGGGGGCAATGGTGGACACTTCAATCAACTGGCACACCAGCGGTTGTATAGGATGCCCTCCATATGGTATGCCTGGTCTTCTCTCACTTTATCGCTCTCAATCCCTTGCTCATTCTGCACAACATGCACCAATTCATGCAGCAAAGTTGTTACATAGTCAGATTCATCAAGTTTGTTATGAATCTGAATAAATTGTTCTTCACCATTAACTTCGGTGAATCCATAGGCATTATCATCACTCAGGTCGGTGTGATAAATCTCAACGTCGCTCTCAATCTCATAATGAGAGGTAAAGAACTCATACACACTATGAGCGAGGTCGTTGTTAGCCGAGCGTCCAGATGTGAAAAGCATGGTAAATCAAATGAAGAAAGATTCGAGACCCTTATAGTTGATCTGCATCGCAGAATAGGGTCTGGTTTTGTTAATGTCTACTGTATCTCCTTGCTTGGAGAAGTTAATAGGCGCTGAATAGATTCCCTTTTTTGTGTCGTAGAATCCCCAGACGGACTTAGGTGCATCAGCAGTATAGGAGAAATCACCATCATTGATAATGCAAATGCGTAAAAGATTACGTCGAAACGGTTCAACTTCATAATGGAATCCTACAGGTGGCTGGTGTGGAAAATCGACAGGAAGTTTCATAGGTCAAGATGCGTTCAGAGCATAACGATAGTCAATAGATTTGATGCACCAACCTGTTGCAGATGTAATCTCTTCGATGAGATCATCGTCATCAGATGCTTCCCAAGTTGTTGCTAGAACTTCATCAATTACATCCTGATCATAGTTTTCAACCTCAAAAGAATCATCAAAATCAAACTCAATTTCTGTGACTTGGAATTGCATTTTTCTGATAGAAAGTTTGCGGAGTTGACTTAATGGATCATAGAGATTCGATGATGGCGTGACGTGCTTCATACGCTTGAAACTCAGAGTTGAATGTAGCAATTTTGGTAAAATCATCCCTCCAATAGAGTGCCCACTTATGAGAACCCCAGACCGCTTTGACCTTGATCGGATTGTCGATGCCCAGTGGATAGGGTTGCATGGTGTGTTCCTTTGACTCCTCTAATATACACGCATGAGACCCCTCTACAAGCGCCTGTAGACCACTTCTCAGGTCGTCCACCGCTTGGGCATGGTAAAGTTCGCTTTTGCGAAAATCTCGCGGTCTACGAGTTTAGTTTGCATCCCATTCTGACCATGGATAACAAATCCTTCCTGCTTAACTTTCCATCCATCAATGAAAGCTGCAGGACAATCTGCGATGATAAAAGAGTCAATAAGATCCTCTTTCATCTCAGTCACGATGAGATAAAGATCAGCAAGTCTGGGACACTCGAAGATCAACGTCAACAATTCATGCGTCAATGGTTTACCCTCACGGACGAAAGCATTGACGATCTTCTTACAACATGCAGCAGTTCTTTCATCCAAGAACTTTACAGTTTCTGTCTTGAATGTAGGTGTCTCTTCATCGTATTTGACGTAATCTACAGAAGGTTGAACCCACTTCACCTTCTGATTATCATCAAGAAGATCTGTGAATGGTTGAGCAACAGCGTTCCGCAAATCATCATCAGAGGTATACTCTGTGTGAGGTGCAATGATGATCTTTTGTGTTACAAACTCATCAAAGTTGTAAGTGATAGTATTGGGAGTAAATGTGTGACCATGACCCCAACCAATGAAGTCACCCTGAATGATACGATCAGTGCGAGGAATGAAGTTGTAACAAGAATGAAGAATATCTGCTACTTCACCCTCATAAAACTGATCAATCTCATCGTGAGAGTGTGCAATACGAATCTTTTTCTTGTTGAAGACTGCTTTTGTTCCAACAAAAAATGTATCCGTAGCAGGATCTTTGCCCCACACAATAGCAGGAGCTCCGTCCATCTTGACGGACACAGTATCAAAATTGTAGAGCAATTCTACGACAGACATATCCCCAGTCAGGATCATGTCTTCAGGATGTTCAATGTGAATGTTCTTCATTTAGAGAATTGAGTAATTTGGTAGACGTAAAGTTTGTCGATCACATTGTCCCAGAAATCAAATTCTTCGTCGTCTTCGGTACTATTTTGATAGTCCCGAAGCATGTGAATCAGTGACCTCCATTCCTCTAAATTAAGTTGATCTTCAGTTGGGATAGGTAAACTCATCAGTAATCAATGTCTCCGTTAATGTACTCTTCTACGTTGAACTTTTTCTGGATCCTTTCTTCAAGTTCCTCACATTCATCAATCAATGCAAGCAACTCATCACGTTGAGCATAGAATTGTTCCATGCTATACTCTTCAACCTGTTGCTGATCAATGTAAGCGTCGTTCATGTGGTTTGTTTGACTGAAGTCAATATAGGGCATCAGCGAGCGCGTTGGTGGGTTTAGTGGACAGCTCGTCGATTGTCTGCTGTGCAATGGTGATAGCATCGGGATTCACGTCCATCGTGACGCAGTTCCGACCCAATTCCATCGCTGCGATTGCCGTTGTTCCTGATCCGCAGAAAGGATCCAGAACCCATCCACCCGACTCAGATGATGCTTTTATGATACGTTGTAACAATTTCAAGGGTTTTTGTGTGGGATATTTACGCTTATTCTTCTCACTTCTGCTGATAAAGTATACATCATCCCACAAATTCTGCACTGGTACACCCTTAGACTCATGAGAATAGATTTTTTTGTAGATATTATTTGCACCGTAGTGCAGCAGGTCCTGGGCGTCCAGTTCTTCCAACTTTTCCCTAGTTATACGGAACCCATACACAGGGTTGTAACCCTTGTATTCAAATCTGGCGCATGGTCTACTCTTTTCCCCCGTTACTTTCGCCAGAGCATAGTAACCAACATCATCCTTATTATTGAAACTATTAGCTGCGTACACAGGATCGAGTGAGGTATATTCAACCTCAAAATATGGACTGCCTTTTCTAAACACCAGGATTGAATCCACGATGTTACCCCAACCATTCTTGATGTTATTCTTCGGTCCAGATCTCTTCCAAGAGATATTTGTATAGAAAGAATCTCTGATCTTTCTATCAATCTTGGACATCACAAGTGCATTGCCCATGAAGTTATTGTGGGCGTACATCCACCCATTCTTATTCAGTTTATCCCAGCATGAATTTATTACATTTGCATACCAATCTGTGTAGTCATCGAAAGATTCCCATTTATCTGAGAATCCTTTCTGTTGACCATCTTCCTCTTGCATGGTAAAATCCCGCTGCAATCCGAACGGAGGATCCATATAAACCAGATCAAATGTCTGGTCTATAGAATCAATCTCCTCAACAGGTTTTTGCAGGATAGTTACACTCATCGACGAATCTCACTGATAGCGGGTTGACCTTGATTGAACACGACATCAACAACTGCCTGAACTTTACGGGCAGTGCCGATACCAACCGAGTCATATGTAGGCACACAAACCAATCCAAACGTCTTCTCAGATCCACCCAGACGGATCACA